ATCAATCATGTGTCCATGTACCTCGCAGGGCAGTAAGCATCTGGGTGGACAACGTGCCGTTTATCGTACCATTGACCGTTCTTTCCGCCCGGTGCGCCACAGTCGTAGTAGCAGGCTTTATAGAACAACGTGCCGTAGTTGTTTACGAAAGTGTGTCCGTACCCGACAAATACAAGAACACACCACACTAAAACTCTCCGACAAACCTCTTGCCCTTCTTTAAAGGCATATCAGCACCCCATAAAGTCGGTGCCTTTGATAGCCGCACCCGCACCACGCATTTTCATCTTGCGCATCTTGTCGCCAGCCATAGGCGCTTTTTTCAATTTGCCAACCATTTCAGGCTTTGGCGGGTCTTTAGGCGCAGAGCCGTTTACTTTTACTGTACGATTTTTCATGTTGGTCTCCTAAATGGACTGTTTAGAGATGCTTGCTGCATCACTTGCTGCGTATTAATGGGCGCGCCGTAAGGCGTAGAAACAGAATCCTGTCCACTAAGCGGGCGGTAAAACGGCGACAAGTCGCCTACCATTCCAGCCGAATAAAACGTCGGGCTAGTGCCGTAAGTCCGACCTTCTACGGGAGGAGGCGGCGGAGGCGTAAATGCTGTGTTATCCGGTGAGGGTGTAAACACAGGGTTAACCACCGGTGAAGGTGTAACAGGGGCAGGGAACATAGGGTCCATATCGACCGGCAAACCCCCCGCCGGACCGGGAGGAGGGGAAAAAACGGGCGTGGAATCTGGAAACAAATCCAAGCCGGATAAGGCCGAAAACCCGTTGAGGTCACGCATATCGGAAGTTGCCGCTTGAAAAGACCCCGAAGCCGAATCGTAAGTACCCACTAACCGTTTTTCTGAAGGAACACTGACCGTAAACGACCCCGGTGCAAAGTCGTAATACTCCTGAACGTTGGCTATGGCTCTCTCAAGGCTAGTTCCGTCGTGACCCGGGCGATTGTCGCCCATGCTGTAAGAATTGCCATCAGCATCCACAAAAGCGTAAAAGGTGCTTTTCTGTTCGGAAGCCCCGGACGCGGCTTGTTGCTGTTGCGTGTTGCCGGGGTCTTGGTTCTCCTGAACCAGCGAGCCAATACCGCCGTCCATAGCAGTCGTGCCCGCGTTGTCACGAACGCTGTTGTCCTCAAAGTACGTCGTACCTCTCGGTGCCATTTTAACTTCAACTCCGCTTGCTGGACCGGGATTAACAACTTGAAAAACGGGACCCTCCTCAGGCCCAACGTAAGCGTCTGGACCAACACCGCCAGAAGACACGCCGCCGCCATTTGCAAACCGCTGCGGATACGCATAGTTCAAACTCTTACCCATCATTGCTGGGGTCCCCCTTGGTTACGTTGTTTCAACAGCTCACGCTCCATGGCAGACTGAATACGAGCCTGTGTCTGCTTCTCCTGCGAAGCCAAACGTTGCTGGAACTGGTTCGCCCGCATTTGCTGACCCTGCGCGTCCAACTCGACTTTGGCTTGGTCGATCTGGTTGTCGGCCTGATCCGCAGCGGCTTTTTGCTGCAACTCGGCTTCCTTGAGCTGAACCAGTGGGTCCGGGGCCCCCGCGCCAGATAGCTGTTGCGACAACTCGCGAACCTGTTGCAAACCTTCCGCAACAAACTGAGCCGTCATCTGCTCCATTTGCAGCATCTGTTCGTCGTCCGCAGGCTGACCGCCTTGTTGCTGAACCATCTGCAAATATTGCTGTGCCGCCTGCTCGCGAGCCGCGATCTGGACATGCTCCATAACGTGCTTTTGCAAGTTGATAGCGACCGGAGGCATCTGACCAACCATCGGTGTCGCCCCAAAAGTAAGGTGCGCCATGATGTGCGCCTGATGGTTCTGACCCTCAAACGCCGTCATCGGCAACTGATCCAGTGCGTTGATGTTCTCTTGTGCTGGATCAAGCGGCTCTGGGATTTCCGCAGGCGTCGCCTTCATTAAACGGTCCACATCGCTCACACCCAAAGCCTCATACATGTCACGGAAAACCTCGTGCATGTTGTGTATCTCTGGTGCTTGGGCCGCGAGCTGTAGTTTGGTTTGCGCGAGCATAATCCGCTGCGCTTGGCTGAATACATTCGGATTGCTGACCGGAATAACGTCCACGCGGTCGTCAAAGTCCTTTGCCATGATCGTCTGATCGTTGCCCGGAACAGAGTACGGGTACTCCTGCGGCAAGCTCTCAGACATCACGCGAGCTAGAATTTTAAACTCCTGACGCATCGCATAGTGCAAACGCTTATGCACTGCGCTCATGACCCGCGAGCCTTGCTCCATCATGGCAATAGTCGTGCCAACAGGGGCTTGCTGGTTGCCGTCACCAACCTTCAAGTCAGTGATAGTCGCGAACCGCTGGCCAGCCTGCACAACAAAACCAAGAAGGTTAAACAGCGTCTGGTCAGGGCCCTTAAACGGCAAGGGCATGAGGCTATCGCGGATAGCCCCACCGGGAGCGTCCACGTCTCGGAACTCACCGGGCTGCAAAGGATCGTCGTCATCTCTGATACGCAGCCCACGGGCCTTGAAGCCCGCTGGGAGGTTGGACAACGTACCAGCATCGATCAACTGTCGCAGTGCCGCCGTGGCGGTCCGTGACAGACCACCAATCGTATGTATCAGACCCAAGCCATAAAACCCGAAGCCGGGTAGGAACTTGTAGTGGGTGAAGTATTGGATTTTCTTTTTAAGCTCGTCTTCTTCACTGTAGTTACGGCGGATAGACAGGACTTGACCGTTGTCCAAGGACATTGTCACAACGTAGGGAACGCGAATACCGGTTGGTTCGCCGTTTTCGTCTACGTCTTCATAGCCCTCAAGGTCCAAATCAACGTGGCACTCAAGGATTGTGCAGTCATAATCAATCTGCGAAGGCTCAATCCCGTCAATACGATCAATCGTATCTTCGACTTGGTTAAGCTCTTTCTGGGCAGGAATGACCTCAACGTCCAAATACGTCCCCGCCAACTGGCGTTTGCGCAAATCATTGAGCGACATCCGAACAACCTGCGTGATGTTCGGACATGTTTCGAGGTCCGCGGTCTCATACGGAACAACCAAGTTCTCCGCAGGGACAAACTTGGATACCGCTCGACCAAGCGTTTCGTCATAGTAAGTTTTCTTGAACGTAGAACCCGCCAGCGGCAAATAGAACAGCATTTGGTCCATGTCTGGCGTGTATTCTTCCATCACATTCGTGATGTAGTAGTTCATAAACGTCTTAACGCGCTGCGCTTGAGCTACCTTTTCGTTTGATTCAGCGCCCATAACCACAGTGCGGACGGGCCCCGAAGGAGGTAGAAGCTCGTTAAATGCCTGCGCTTGGAACTGCGTCGCAGCTTCCGCCAATAGCGGGTGCGTTACGCCCGTCGCGCCACGGAAAGGCTGCGTCCGATCTTCGTAGGTAAAGCCCAGAAGCTCCAGACCATCCTTGTAAGCATCTTCCCATTCCTGACGGCTCGCCTTGTTGGCGTCATACTCGTCCAAAAGCTCACCCGCAATACGGGCCAGCTCGCGATCCGGCATCTCTTCCGCCAAGTTCGAATAAAAATCTTCGCTTTCACCACGCATGTCCTGCGGATCAAAGTCTATCTCGACACCACCGTCGTCCGTTTGAGTAATCCCAATCTCGCCAACACCCGAAGCGTCGATCATTGCAGTAACGTCGTTTTGACCGCTCGGAAGCTCAATCTCCAGCTCCGCGTTCAATTCGTCTTCGTTGAGCTGAGACGGAACCATCGTGTCCATCAAGCTGCTTTTGTATCCGTTTCGTGGTTCTGCCATCTAACTCTCCCTGATACGACTACTGATAATTTCGGTACTTCCTTGGCGAAAAGCCAAGTACCTGACGCGTCGTATCGAAATACCCCTGCTCATTGCGAGGGAAGTAAACATCCGGCCCCGTCTCCGGAGACACAAAGTTCCGTGGGGCGCGGGGCTGTTCCGGGGCAGGCGTCATCTGCGCCTCCGAAGAACGACCCATAATTACATCAAGTTGCCTGAATATCTCCGCGTCGACCATTTGTGTCAACTGTTGAGGCGTCGCGTTAATACCAGCCTTCATGAATAGTTGACGACCAACAGCGTTGTTCCGCTGATCCATCGCAACGTCTCTTGCGTTCTGACCACCCAACGGAAACGGCGCAAAACGGTCCAAAAACTCGTTGAACGTACCAGCCGTCTCCGCAGTCTCAGGACCATACTCCTTTGCCATTACCGCAGAACCCAGCATATGCGCACGAGCATCCTCTAACTCAGGATACGTCGGCATGTCACGACGACCCTCGGGACGCGCCATCCGGATACTCTCCGGCTCAGAACCAGTAGGAATAACCATCTGACCAGTTTCCTGATCGATAACAGCCGGGTAGTTGT